GTTCTTAGCAATTGTGGCTCCCCAAGGGAAGGTGGTAGATTGTCCAATGTTGATAGGATACTTAACAGCATTGAAATTTGGCTGGCCAGCTACTGTAACAGCAGCAATGAACTCATCCTCAACGACAGTTTGTCCTCGTCTGTTGGATGCAGCAAAGTCCCGATTCCTCGTTGAACCTCGCCCAGCCAGGGCTCTTGGACCACGATTAGCTCTACCTGCGTTCCGAGTTTTATTTCGACTTCGACGCGGCTTTTTCGTGGTAACCACAACTGTGGTTCCCTTTTGTGCAACCGTTGCAACTCCAGCTCTTTTCTGGCCTCGCCCACGCGGTCTTCGTGGGTTTCTTTTTCCTTTTTGTGTAATAACAACAGCGCTCATAATCGGCGCTTTATTCAGCATTTCTGATCTTTCTAACGCTTCTGAATAGGTTTCACACCAGTAGTTATCACAGGTACATTCACACAGGCAATATGTATCTTCATCGTGCCCACAACATTTATTTGACATGTTTAGGCATTGTGGATGTAACAATCTGTTACCTGTAAAGAGATTATAATAAAAGTCATCTGGTTTTATCTGACACTTCGCTATTATCCAGCGTTCATCCTCTTTTAGGATATCATCATACTCTTCAAGGAGAAAATCAATGATATCACGACAAAATTTTCTAAAAGGGAGGTCAGTCCAGCCGATCTGTAATAAGCATGTTACCCGAGTTAAAGTTGTCTCTGGGGTTAAATGCGCCTTTGGAGCATACAGCAGTGACTTCATAAGTTTATTTCGATCATACAATGGTACGGCTCTGCCATTGAGAAATACAGTATGCGCGGATAAGAAATCCAAATCTTCAGGAAGGCGAGCATCCAAACAATCGGTTGTTGTTGTAATGCCAAGGGTCTTCCATACTTCAATGACTGAACGGCCATTATAAAAAGTATGGGCTTCATCTGAAACAGTCCAGGTATTATCATCACCTAATAGAGCTTTTGCTGTGTGTAGCTCAAAATCAGTGAAATTTTTAAATTCTTCTGGAGCAGTCTTAATCCATGCATATGCAAGTATCCAGTACAATATTAACGTATTGTCTGTAACTGTATTTACCGAACCTGAGGGGTTACCAAGTTTCTTAAGCAGTAAGATCCCTTCAGGTGTCAATAAGAGAGTATTGACGAGGTTGCGATAATAGGTTTTAATTCGGTTCAAGTTTGCTTGGGTTTTATCCTTCTCAGCTAAACATTGCCACCTAAATCGTGCACATCCCCACATCAAAAACGCCCTTAAAGACGAGTCATATTGAGATTCATCCAAAGCATATCCATTTTTAAATATGTTAAGTTTTTGGTACAACTTATCCCAATTCCCTTTCAGAGGTGACATTCCAACAGCAGAGGACGTCTTCAAATGGCTCGCATACATCTTTTCATTCATATCAACAAAAAGGCGAGTTCCATGAATCGTCGCATCTGTAGCTCCTGCAGCAAAAGTACGCTGGGAGTTTTCCGCTATTTTCTCGTCGGGTCGTAATTCCTCTTTTAACGATGATGAAAATATTGTGGTCCATCCTGGATCTTCCGCCAACAATTTCCAATCACCTTCCAACCAAGCCATAATCTCGGGATCATTATCAAAAAGATCACCTTTCTTAGTAAACTCTTGATTAAAAGGGCAGCCGCTACTCGTACTACGGTCTGCTCGTTTTACTGCGGCGTCAAGTGATATAACTTCGCTATCTTTCATATATGGATAAAAGTGGTGTGACATATAATGCCAGGCTTCATTAAGCACTGCAACGTCATCTTGTTTCATTACCACAGTTGCCTTTCCATACTTAGCTAAAGACTTATAGGCTGCTTCTTGGTTAGGAATTGGTAATTCCCATCCTGGATTAATCTCCAGACCGTGTTCATCAAGAAACATCCTCACTTGCGGATCAACCATTCTCTTGTTACTATAACGAGGAAAACGATTAATACTTCCTACCATCTCAAAATAATCATCTGAAATCCATTTATCATGGTCAATGGAAAGAGATCCACTCGCGTGGAACAAAGGTACGTTACCGCGCATTCTATAGCGTTCGGGGTACCGAGCCCAAAAGGGTCTTTCTTTCTCTACCAAATTCAGAGGGAGTGGGG